ATACTATACTTAAAGAGCTCATTAATAGTAGAAAAGTTAGATTAAAATTAAACTCTACAAAAACTCCTTTTATACCTCAAATTCAACTGTCTATCGAAGAAATTTTAAAATTAGCTGAACTAGATAATACTAAAGAAAATGAAAAATTAGTTAGAGAAGCTTTATTTGCTTTAAGTGTTTATAATTACGAATTTATATATGATACTATTAAAAACGATGATGGTAGCTATAAAGAGCTAAATTATTATATAGCATATACATGTGTAATTTTTTATATTAAAGAATTATACGACGATAACAATGTAAAATATTACGAAATAGAACCTTCAGCGTATGTTTTAGAGCTGTTTAAAGAGTATTTTGTAGTGTATCAAAATCAACTAAATAATTGATATAAATCAATTTAATTATAATTAGAGAGGATATTAATCCTCTCTTTTTTTATTTATGTAACTAAAAAGTATAAAAATTACGTATATATAAAAAATATTGTGTATATTTGTAAAAAAATAATCTAATGGAAATAGAACAAAAAATAGTAAATATAACTGAAATTAAGGAAAATAAAGACAATCCACGCAAAATTTCAAAATCGCAGTTAGAAAGGTTAAAGGTATCTTTGCAAAAATTCCCTGAGATGTTATCTATCCGTGAAATCGTAGTTGATGAAAACATGATGATTTTAGGTGGAAATATGCGATATAGAGCATTGAAAGAGCTTGGTGAGAAAACAGTACCTGTTAAGATTATAAAAGGCTTATCAGAAGAGCAAAAGAAAGAATTTATTATAAAAGATAATAATAACTATGGTGAGTGGGACGTAGATTTACTGCAAAACTGGGACATGGACTTGTTAAAAGATTGGGACTTAGATGACAAATATATAAATAAAATAAGTGATAATAAATATGTTAATATAAATAAAGTATTAGTAAATACATATCATCCTGATAAAATAGTTAATATAAATGATTGCATAAATACAGAGAAATATGATTATTTATGTAAAAAAATTAATCAAATGAATATATCAGAAGATATACGTAGATTTTTATTATTATCAGCAACACGTTTTATTGAATTTAATTATAAAAATATAGCTAATTATTATGTATTATCTTCCAAAGAAGTGCAAAATATGATGGAGGAATTATTATTAGTAATTATAGATGTTGATGATATTTTACAAAATAATTATTTAAAATTTACAAAAGATATACTAAAAAGATTGGGTGTAAATTATGAGTGAACAATTTGATTATAAAAAAGATTTTGTAGTATTTATTTTATCATATGGACGTAGTAGAAATATAAAAACAAAATATTTATTAGATAAAAATAATTATACTGGCGATTATTATATTATATGTAGCAAAGATGATAAAACATTAGATGATTATAAAGAATTATATAATAATGTTATTGTTTTTGATAAAAATGATTATATTTATAAAACTGATACAATTGATAATTTTAATGAGTTAAGAAATGTTTTATTTGCAAGAAATGCTTCATATGATATTGCTAATAAATTAAATAAAAGATTTTTTTTACAATTAGATGACGATTATGATACATTAGATTATAGATTCCCATTTAAAATTGAACGACCTCAAGGCAAAAAAACATTATATGAAAATAATTTAGATTATTTATTTAAAAAAACATTAGAATTCTTTATTAATATAGATTTTGATATTATTGCATATGCACAGAGAGGGGATTTAGTAGGCGGTAAGGGTTTTTGTGATAGAGTTTATCAAAAAAGAAAAATTATGAATTCTTTTTTTTGCAGAACTGATAGAAGAATATGGTTTAAAGGTACGTCAAATGAAGATGTAAACACATATCTTTATTATGGACAACGTGGTTATAAATTTCTAACTATACCATATGTTATAATTAAGCAAGAAACTACACAAAAACAAAGCGGTGGTTTGACAGATTTTTATAAAAACTACGGAACATATATAAAATCACTTTATTCTATAATAATAAATCCTATAGCTGTAAAATTAGATTTAATGGGTAATAAATATAAACGTATACATCACAAAATTAATTGGGATTTAGCAGTACCATATATTATAAGTGATAAATATAAAAAATAATATATTATGGCAAATAAAGAAAGATATACGAAGGCTAAAATTTATGCCGACGCAATGGATAAAATAAAGAGGTATAAACCGTCAAATATGACTGGGTTAATTAATTTATTAGAATGTAGTAATGGTACCTTTTATAATAAAATAAAAATAGATAGTAAGGCTTATTTGGAAATTTTGGAAGCTCTTAAAAAAGAGAGAGAAAGCGTTGCAAATACATTACGAAAAAAACTTGTTGATAATGACAACCCAACTGCTATTATTGCTGCATTAAAATTATATGGTAACGACGAAGATAGATTAGCTCTTAATCAGCAAAATATAGATTTAAAAGCTTCTGGCAAAATTGACTATCAAAAAGTTACAAAGATAGAAGGTAATCTTAATAAGCTGAACGAAGACGAATTAAAACTACTAAACGAATTATTAGAGAAGATAAAAGAATGAACATTAAAACAAAAGACTTGATAGCAACTGATATAGCAGTTAAGAGATTACTGCTAAAAGCAAGCTTTTACGAATTTTTTAAATTTTTTTGGGACACAATAAACCACGAGGAACTGGTAGATAATTGGCATATTAAATACTTATGCGACGAATTACAAAGCGTCGCCGAGCGTGTTTTTAAACGAGAGCAAAAATTATATGATTTAATAATAAATATGCCACCTTCAAGCTCAAAAACATCTATCGTTAATATATATTTTCCGTTGTGGTGCTGGATCAATGATTTTACATTACAATTCATTAATATTAGCTATAGCCATCAATTATCTACTGCTATAAGTGAGAAATGCAGAGACATTATGCGTAGTGATAAATTTCAAACGTATTTCTATGATATAAAGATAAAGGATGACAGCGACACAAAGCAATATTTTAGACTGCAAAAAGGTAAAGAAGTAGGTGGCTTTAGATATGCAACGTCTACAGGTGGGACAATAGGTGGTATTCACGGACATTTTATAAATTTAGACGACCCTTTAAACCCTACTGATAGCTTATCTGACGTTATGGTAAAGAATTCAAATGAATGGTTAGATAATGTTTTATATAGCAGGAAGGTTGATAATAATGTAAGTGTGGTTATATTAGTAATGCAACGGTTACACGAAAATGATATAACTGGATATATGTTAAGTAAAAACGCTGAAAACATAAAACATATATGCTTACCCGCAGAAATAGACGAAAAAAACTTACCAAAACCGATAGAATTGCAAAAATATTATAAAAATAATTTGTTAGACGAAAAACGTTTATCACGTGAAATATTAGAGCAAAAAAGAAAAGAGATGGGTGATTATGCATATGCTATGCAGTATTTACAAACTATAGTACCAAAAAGTGGAGGCTTTTTCAACGTTGAAAAATTGATAACAATTGATACTTTTGATGAAAAAAACGCTGTGCAGATAGTTCGCTATTGGGACAAAGCAGGTACACACGAGAGTGGTTGCTATACTGTAGGTGTAAAAATGGCTAAAACTCCAGATAACAAATTTTATATTTTAGACGTTGTTAGGGGGCAATGGGAAGCAAGCGAGAGAGAAAAAATAATAAAGCAAGTGGCTATTGGTGATGGTACTGATACAATTATTTATATAGAGCAAGAACCCGGTTCAGGTGGCAAAGAGAGTGCAGATAACACGATTAGGAACCTTGCAGGTTTTAGATGTATAGCAGATAGACCTACAGGAGATAAAATAAAAAGGGCAGATACTTTCGCAGTGCAACTAAATGCAGGCAATGTATATATGTTAAGAGGTAACTGGAATGCTGAATACAAAAGAGAATTAGAATACTTTCCGTTTGGCAAGTTTAAAGACCAAGTTGACGCAAGTTCTGGTGCTTTTAATATGTTAGCTAAAGGAAATAAAGCAAAAGTATTAAATTATTAGTTATATGGAAAATTATATATAAATTAGCAAAAAATTAAGATGTTATGAAAAAGCAAGATATATTACAAAGTTACGAGAAACTAAATAAACGAATATCAGCTTTGCAAGAGGATTTGTCAAGACTTGATTTCGCAAACTTATTTTTGCAGTATGGTGGTGATAGAGATATATACAAATCACTTGGTTATAATTTAGCACCCCGGTTTGCAGATTTTTATGCAAGGTATAGAAATCATGATATAGCAAAAGCAATAATAGATAAGTTATGTAATTACACGTGGCGAGGTGATGTTAGTATTTATAATATTACAGAGCAAGATAACGAGCAAAATTCACTTTATAAAGTTTGGAATGAATTAAACAAAACGTTACGATTACAAAAGAAGTTATTACAGTTAGATAAATTGTCAATGATAGGCGAATATGCGTGTCTGCTATTAGGTTTTAACGATGTAAAAAGTAATGAAGATTTCAAAAAAGCTGTTAATAAAAATAGTAAATTGCTTTACGTTACACCACTCTCGCAAGCTAATTGCGAAATAAGTATATATGAGCAAAATAGTAGCAATGAAAGATATGGGTTACCTTTGTTTTACAATATTAAGATAACAAACAATAACACTACTATAACATTACAAGTGCATTATACACGCATTATACACGTTGTCTATGACGCATTAGATGATGAATTGAGAGGTGTACCATTTTTATTGCCTATCTACCATAGGCTTGAGGATTTGGACAAAGTCATAGGGGCTTCTGCTGAAATGTTCTGGAGAGGAGCACGCCCTGGCTACCACGTGAACATTAGTAATGAAGCGTATGCCGATGATAACGAAATTGCTAATAAACTTGAGCAAAGCTTGACAAAATTTGAACATAACTTACGTAGGTTTATAGCAACGCAATATGTTGACAAAATAGAAAGCTTGCAACAGCAGATAGCCGACCCTACTAATTTTGCCGATGTTCAATTTCAGATTATAAGTGCTATAACTGGCATACCTAAACGAATATTATTTGGTAGTGAGCGAGGTGAACTTGCCAGCACACAAGACAAAGAAGCGTTTAATGAAGTGATTTGGGCACGCAGGAAGGCTTTTGCAGAACCTGAAATTTTGAATAAGTTAATGGCAAGGCTAATAGAAGTAGGCACTATAAAACAAACTGATTACACGATAGAGTGGCAGAGTGTTTATGATGAAGATATAAATCAAAGAACCGAACGTGCATTAAAACTTGCACAAGCGATAAATACTTTTACTGCGAACCCTTACAATGAGGAATTTATGCCAAAAGAGACGTTTATGCGAATTGTTTTAGGTTTCAC